TGTTCAAGCAGACTTGAATGAAGCGGGAGATACGATAACCATATACATCAATAAACAATTAGAAACCGATATTGATAATCAATATATTAGAATATTAACAACACAAACTGATGGTGAAACTTCGCATAGAACCCATGAAATGAATTTTTTGAATGGTGGTCATTTACATGGAGGAAAACATATAATGCTAATGTCACCTACTTATGGAAGCGGTACTTCAAGTAGATTAGGAAACATAGTACCTTTGAATTATACCTTCTTTCAAGGACAAATTACAGGTGAAATAGGTTATGCTGATAAATATGGTTCTCCACATTATAGATTATTTAATATCGAAAAAGGTAATTTCAATGCTACTACTGAAGTGATAGCCACCGATTCAATTAATCGTTTATACTATGGACAAACACCATCAAAAATAAGATATTACGCTAATGCTTACAGAGGTGTAGGTACTACTAGCGGCAATCAAACACCGGTTCGTTTTGGAAAAACAGGATTGGTTAGCACTAATGCTCATTCTTTACCCGAATCAAGAGGCTTTACAAGCGTGTTTGGTTCTAATTTTTTCGATAGAACATTAACAAAAAGTGGCGGGTCTTTGCCACTTGCCGGACTATACAAAGACCCAACAGATGTTTCTAATTCGGCAACAGGGCACAACTCTCCATATACCGCAAAAGATAATCTTAAACTAATAGACCCTAAAGTTGCAAGAATGTTTTTGTTTGTTAATGGAGATGTTACAGGTTATTCTTCCACAAGAAGAGATAGTTTATTATTTACAACAGAAAGAAGTTATAGTGATTATAATTTAATGTTGTTAAAAGAACCAGCCATAACAGAAAACTCTGATGATAAAGAAAATATGTTTGGCTCAACTAAAAACATAAACTACACTGATGCTGACTATTCATTGCATAACATAACTTCATGTGAAACTACTCTAAAAGACCTGAGAAGATTTTCAATTATGCGACTTACTGAAGTTTGTTTTGATTGGGCGTTCAATCAGATTGACCCCGAAAATGCCGTAACTAAAGATAGGGTTAATTCGCAATGGAGATATAATGGCAAGTTTGCTGAGAGCCTTAGCGCAGTGTTTAGCACCGGAAATGTTGCAGTGAGTAATTATATTTCTAATGCTATAACTTGTGATAATGACCCCTCTTCTCATATTGCCGCAGGTAAGCAAATCTATGATTCTAATGGAAGATATATTGGTCTTGTTTCTGGTACGAGTTCAACAGGTAGTACGCCAGCATTCAAAATAGATTTATCGGATGGCCCTATGAAAACTAATGGAAATGCTTTCTTTGCAGGTACTATTTACAAAGCCAATCAAGGACATACAGGTAGTGCTTTTACGACTTCAAGTGCTTTGATTACAGGGCACGGTAAAGCAGATACATTTGTTAATTTCGATAAAGGCAATCACTTCCTAAAAACTATGGTAGCAAGGCAAGTGGGTAGTGGTGGATATGGTGAAAGCGGCTCTACATTTGATGATAACTATGATGTTGATTTAGGGGTAGGTGGAGGCCATTCTCATCGTAATCCTAATCTTTGGCTACCTGTTAATTTTGATGTTACATCACTTATCGGAAACCAAAGTGAAAGTGTTAATTGGCACTCAGCAGAGATTTTTAATATTCTCGATAAGATAAGAATTGAAAGCAATACCAATGATTGTTCGGCAGAAGAATTAATTTACAAGGGAATGTTACCTTTATTCTTAGATAGATTTAGTGTAGAAGATGGAGATGGTGCAGAAGCAAGTAAAGGAATGGTAGGGCAACCTATTATGGGTGCAAGTCTTAGAAAGGCTAATGTTACTAATTTCCAAGACATTTCTACAATTAGTATGAAAACTCAATTCGATTTTGCTAAATGGGAAAATAACGCTTTGAAAGCAGATACCACTGATGATGATAAAGATGCAGATGGAGTATTAATGGCATTCAAACCAAGACTGTATATTGAAGAAGATGAAAACTTCGACATATCCTGTAACACAAATACAACTGCTGGAAGCGGCTCTACATTTGGCTCTAATCCTAAAATTATACAGATGGCATCGGGAGATACTTCGTCATTAGAAGTAGGTATGGAAATAACAGGATTACCCATACCAAGTAATTCTGTAATCACTCAAATAGATAGTAGTTCCCTATTCAGAATAAATAACGATGTTACCACTACATCTTCTCCAAGAACATTAACTGTTGATACAAAAAAGACCATGATAGGTAATACTAGCACATACAATTACATAATTGATGCGGATAAAGAAATAGCAATAAACTCTTTATTAGATGGTTCTACAACGGCAGAAGGAAATATAAACAGAAAGTTTTTGGATTTTATGGATTTGACAGGTTGTTATTTAATAAGTGAAAAAGGAAAATACTATAATGATGAACAGACTGTTGCTTCTTATAGTGACATATTTATTACTAATCCATCATTAAATGAGCAAACTCCTAATGTCATTGCTTATGTCATATCTCATACGATAGATACAACTAATACCTCTGAAAGACATATTATTACTACTGACACACGATTACCTAATGATTTTTATAGAATAATGCAACCTAATCATACTTGTTTTTACGATTTCTCCCCCAATGAAATAAGACTAAACTCGGCTTCATCTAAATATACTAAGATAAATGGTGAGAATGCTTGTTATACAGATATTAAGGATTACTCGCTAAGAGATTCTGCGGGCGAAAGAGCGTTGGGTACTGCTATTGGAACAGGTGCTACTGCTACACATTATAATACAGGGGGCCAAGAAGCGGCATTATCTATGTATGTTCTTATTGATACAGAACAAGTAAAGGGTAAGGCAGGGCAAAGAGTGGTAACAAGAGATGTTACTGACTCAAGACAAATAGTAGGGCACTATACGGCTTCAGCAGATAATGGAAAAGGTGCTAAAACAAGTGTAGTATTATCTGATGGAGATAATTTCTTTAAGTCTGCTATGACATTTACAGACAACGATGATGATATAGGTTTCTTTTTAACTTTTGAAGATATGCGAGAATTAATAGGCGTTGTTTCGGTTTCTGAACCATTTACTATTACAGTAGAAGGTGATGTTGAGCCAAGTAAAAGAGCATTAATAGGAACAGGAGTTACAATTTGTTCTGAGGTAGATGATTTAGCAGAAATACTGCTAGAAGAAAATAATATAGATTTTACCACCACTACAACCGATTATCCTATATTCGTTGCACCCGATTTGAAAGGTCTTGACTTATATTCAGCACTAAACAGCATATTAACTAAAAAAGATAAAATCATATATTATGATAATGAAACTTTCCAAATTAAAAATAAAGATGATTCAGACTTTTCCACAGGCACTTTTATTCAAGATACAGGTGATGTTGAATTATATAGTTATGAAAAATCAGAAAATATGTTTGATTTGTATAATGAAATAACTGTTTATGGTAAAGACAAAAAAGCCACAAGAAGAGATATTAGAAGTATAGATTCAATAGGCAGAAAAACTTTAGAAGTGTATGATGAAACTTTAATTACTCAAAAAGAGGTAGATGATAAAGCGTTTGATTTAATAAAACTACATAATGACTTTAATGAAAAAATTGAAGTAGAAGTCAGTCATAAAAAACTTTCACAACTAAAAGCAGGGGATATAGTAGAATTGGAAATAGCAAGAGAAAATATTCCAAGAAATAAATATTTAGTCTTACAAATAAAGCATGAGTTAATAGGTTCAATGAAATTGGAATTAGGTAGATATAGTAAAAAGTTAGAAGATAGATTTTCTGAAATAGTAGTGGAACAAAAGAAAATAAGAGCAAGTCAAAGAAGTGGCCGCTTTGATGAAAGTAGCATAATTAATACCTTTATTGAAAAGGCTAAAATCAAACCGATAAGAATGATTGCAAGAGAAAGGAAGAGTAGCGGGGGTCTTGTGTTTGGATTTGGGGCAACTCTAAATACCAACAGTCGTGCATTAGGATTCGGGCAAAGCCTCGGCGTTACCTATACAACATTGGCGGAGGAAGAGTTTTGATAACTGATAAGTTCAAGGAATTGCTTGCTACTCAAGTAGTTAGTTTAGTTTCTACTGCTAAAGTAGGACAGGGAGGTAATTCAACAAGTCCTTCTGCTACTGATTTAGATGTAGATATTGGGGCGAGTGCTTCTGCTTATACTGTAAATGCGGTTAAGTCAGATGAAAATACTGTTGAAATGAGTTTAAGTATTGCAGGTTCTAATACTAAATTAAATGGTAAAGTTATAAGAGAAGCCGGTTTTTTTGATTCAAGTGGAAATATGTTAGCGAGATTTAATTTTGACGGAATAGGGCCGGTAGCCGCAACAAGTAATTTAGAAATATTCTTTTTGATGGAGATTGAGTAATATGGGAACAGTAAATAATCCACACAATTATAGCACTACTTCGGGTACAACCCCAACTGCACAGATTACTGATGATGTTGATTATCCACACACAGGATTAATCAAATCTCTAAGTCAAGGTATTAGAGGAAATTATGCGATTAAGGGTAGTGCTACTGATTTTGATATTACTTTTGCTGATGGCGGTTCTTTTACCACCATTGCAGTAACAACAGGTAAAGCATATAGGGATGGTAAATTAGTAACAATTACCGCTTTAAGTGCTACCGG